ACCGCAGCTCAGGGTATTAAAATTTCACCGGACAGCATAGCCTATTGCACATCGGGTCTCCTGGATCTGGATCGCAACATGGTGCTAAGTCATCTGCACAAGGCCATTAAAATTGTAAATCAACTGCGCATGACCGAAGACGCTCTGGTAATTTACCGCATGAGCCGCGCTCCGGAACGCAGAATTTTCTACATCGACGTTGGTAACCTGCCTACGGGCAAGGCCGAGCAGTATGTTAAAAACATCATGGATCGTTATCGCAACAAGGTAACCTATGATGCCACCACCGGCGAGATGCGAGACGAAAAGAAGACCTTGAACATGCTGGAAGATTTCTGGATGCCTCGACGCGAAGGCGGCAAGGGTACGGAAATCACCACCCTGGATGGCGGTCAAAATCTCGGCAACATCGAAGACATTGAATACTTTCAGAACAAGTTATATCAGGCTCTCAATGTTCCGGCAAGTCGCATGAAGCCCGACAATACCATGGGCTTTGGTCGTCAAAGCGAAATCACCAGAGACGAATTAAAGTTCAGCAAATTTATTAGCCGAGTACGTCGCAAGTTTACCGAACTGTTCGATGATCTGCTAAAGACTCAGCTCTTGCTCAAGAACATCATGAGCGAAGATGATTGGAAAAAAATCAAAGAAGACATCTATTATGAGTTTACTCAGGATGTATACTTTGCCGAAGCCAAGGAAGCAGAAATACAGCGCAATCGCATTGACCTGCTCAACCAGATCAATCCTTTTGTTGGTACTTACTTCAGTCGCGAATATGTGTATGATCGCATTCTGCATCTAACCGAAGAAGAATGGGATGAAATGCAGGAACAGATCAAGGCCGACACCGATCTACAGCAGCAGTTGGCGGCACAGCAGGGTCAGGGTCCAGATGGACAACCACAGGATCAGCAGCCCAGCGGAGATCAGCCCGCACCTTATAATCCCGACAATCCGGTTGTTGAAACCAGCACCATAAATAATGTAAGAATTTTGAAAGGAGCATGACATGGATCATAGTCAATTAATTCGCCAGATGTTGGACAACATTGAATCCGACAATGCAGCGGCAGCACAGGAAAATTTCGACAACTTAATGTCGGCACGAATCAACGATCTGCTTGATCAACGCAAGCAGATTATAGCACAGAATTTCGGAGCTCAAGAATCCGAAGATACGGAGATCTAAACATGGCCGTAACAAGAACAATAATTAAAAATCACCGCATGCAGCATGTAGTGCAGCTAATCGCCACCGCGGCTGCAGATTCCGCAACAATCGCCATGGATGAACTGGCTCGTAGCGAAGAAACAAGTTCGACATCAATTACTCGTCGTGCCGACATTCAATATGTCAAGTTTTCGTCCACTGGTACTGCCACAGTAGCACGCGGCTCAACCAGCGTATTGTTGATGGCTGGCAACGAAGAAATTGATTTTAGCGGCATTGGATTAAGCACAGCCAATGGCTCAAGTCTGGTGGTAACATTTAATGCGCCGGGCATGATGATTTTAGACCTGCGCAAGGTTGCTGGGTTTATTGAACCTAACACCAACGTTGGAGTATAATCCATGAAACTCATTACAGAACAAGTACAAGAAGTCCGCTACCTTACTGAGAAGAAGGAAGAAGGCGGCAAGGCCTATTTCATCGAAGGACCCTTTCTTCAGACTGAAATTGCCAACAAGAACAACCGCATGTATCGCAAAGAAACCATGCAGCGAGAAGTAAATCGCTATATCAAAGAGTTTGTAGATACCAAACGTGCATTCGGTGAACTAGGACATCCAGAAGGTCCTGGTATTAATTTAGATCGCGTAGCCATCATGATCACTAGCTTGAAGGAAGATGGCAATAACTATATCGGTCGTGCCAAGGTAATGACCGAAACACCCATGGGCAGAATTGTCAAGAGTTTGATCGACGAAGGCGCGCAGCTCGGTGTTAGTTCTCGTGGAATGGGATCGTTGAAAGAAGGCAAAGACGGTATTAACGAAGTACAGGATGATTTTTATCTTGCAACTGCAGCGGATATTGTTGCAGATCCAAGTGCGCCAGATGCGTTCGTTCGAGGCATCATGGAAGGCAAGGAATGGATGATGGTCGAAGGTCGTTGGATGGCACGTGACTACGAAGAGGCACGAGACACCATTCGTCGCACCCGCTCAGGCAATCTGCAGGAGCAGCAGATCAAAGTTTTCCAGGATTTTCTTCGTAAGATATCAAACTAAAGATTTTTATAAATAATTCGAAAACCTATTCTTAGGAGGCATAATGTCAGTAGAACGTAAAATTAAAGAGCTCTTAGAAGCTAAGCAGGCTAAGGCTCGAGCACTAAGAGAAGCTGCCGCTGGTAAATCCAACGACGGCGAGAGCATCAACGCCAACATGCAAGGCGATAGTCAAAAGGCTCAGTACACTGAAATCGATCCATACACCGGCAGCCCCAAAGGCGAAGACAGTTCGCTGAAAAAAGGTGCGGGTGACAGCAGCCAGCCCATGCAGGGCAGCAGCAAAAAAGCCGAAGTTGACGAAGTTGAAGCAGAGAATGCCAACAAAACAACTCCGGATACCAGCATCCGCAAGGGCGGCAGCGAGCCACAGGCCATGCAGGGCAATAGCCGCAAAGCTTCGGTCAAGGTTGCCACCGGCAAAGGTACTGGCGTAACCAATTCACATGAGACACCAACCAATCCCGGCGAAGGCGAAATTCCTTTCAAAGAAGAAGATCAATTGGACGGTGACATCATTACCGAAGAAGACTTAGAAGAAGATCAGCAGCCTCGTCGAGTAGACATGGCTTTGGAAGATCTGCGCAAGGACATCGCCAGTGTATTTGCCGGCGACACCAATCTAAGCGAAGAATTTAAGACACAGGCCGGCGCTATTTTTGAAGCCGCTGTCATTGCTCGTGTCAACAACGAAATCGAAAAAATCACTGACGAGCTTGCCGAACAAGCTGCCAATGAAATCGAAACTATCAAAGAGGGTCTTGTTGAAAAGGTTGATTCATATCTAAATTATGTTGTAGAACAATGGATGCAGGAAAATGAGGTTGCCGTGGAAAATGGTCTTCGCACTGAAGTAGCCGAAGACTTTATGCTTGGTCTTAAAAACCTATTCCAAGAACATTACTTTGAAGTGCCGGAAGACCGCGTAGACGTGCTGGAAGATATGTCTGAGCAAGTCCAAGAAGCCAATAGCATGCTGGATGAAGCCATCCAAGCTAACATTGGTTTGAAGGCTGAACTCGACGCTATCAAGCGTGATCGCATCGTGGCCGAGGCTAGTCGTAACCTAACTGCCACAGACGCTGAGAAATTGGCCAAGCTGTTGGAAGGTGTGGAGTTTGATAACGAAAAACTTTTCGAAGAAAAAGTCAAGGTTGTCAAGGAAAATTATTTCCCAGAAAATGCACCACATAGTCCAGAACGCATGTTAGAGGAAGATGTTCAAACCAGCGATAAACCAGCTGTAGAGCAATCTCCACTCATGGAACGCTATATGCAGACCATTAGCCGTTCGGTTAAAAAGTAAAAATTAATTCAAACCAAAGGAGCAACAAATGTTTCTATCAGAACAAGCACAAAAGAAATGGGAAGGCATCATCAGCCACCCAGATCTTCCAGAAATCAAAGATTCATACAAGCGCGCTGTAACAGCAACCTTGTTGGAGAACCAAGAAAAAGCCATCATGGAAGAAAAGCAGGCATTGTGGGAAACCACTCCAGCCAATGCTATCGGCGGTGGTTTCAGTGGTCAAGTCAACGCTTCGCCAAATGCGAACATGGCTGGTTACGATCCAATCCTCATCAGCTTGGTTCGCCGTGCAATGCCAAACTTGATGGCCTATGATGTTTGCGGCGTTCAGCCAATGACAGGTCCAACCGGTTTGATCTTCGCTATGAAGTCAAACTATGGTGGCCAAGGCCAAGCCGAAGCATTGTTCAACGAAGCCGACACCGACTTCGCTGGTTCTAGCTTGACAGCACATGCTGGTACAAACCCAGTTAACAGCCCATACACCACCGGTGTTGGTATTGCCACAGGCGACGCTGAACAACTTGGCGACACCTATCAATTTGGTCAAATGGCTTTCTCCATCGAGAAGACCACAGTTACTGCTAAGACACGTGCTCTGAAAGCTGAGTACACTGTTGAATTGGCTCAAGACTTGAAGGCAGTTCACGGTCTGGACGCTGAAGGCGAACTGAGCAACATCCTCAGCCAGGAAATCCTGTTTGAGATCAACCGTGAAGTTATCCGTACTATCTATGCAGCTGCTAAGCCAGGTGCAGATACCGGTGCTACCACAACCTACGGTACCTTCGACTTGGACGTCGACGCAAACGGCCGTTGGAGCGTCGAGCGTTTCAAAGGCTTGCTGTTCCAAATCGAGCGTGATGCTAATAACATCGCTCAACAAACACGTCGTGGCAAAGGTAACTTCATTGTTTGCTCCGCAGACGTTGCAAGTGCATTGAGCATGGCAGGCATCCTGGATTATACTCCAGCATTGTCAACCAGCCTGAACGTTGATGACACCGGCAACACCTTCGCAGGTGTATTGAACGGTAAGATCAAGGTTTACATCGATCCATATTCAGCAAACTTGAATACCGCTAACCAATTCTATGTTGTTGGTTACAAAGGTACAAACCCATATGACGCTGGTATGTTCTATTGCCCATACGTGCCTCTGCAAATGGTTCGTGCTGTTAATCCTAACACCTTCCAGCCAAAGATTGGCTTCAAGACACGTTA